GAGTCGGCGGGGATGATTACATCACGTCTTTAAGTGATGTTACCAGTACCTCTGCCGGCTGGCAGGCGCATGTCCACATAATCAAGGAAAGGTCCGATCAACGCAAGATAATTATTCTGGGTATGGATGTAGCACAAGAAGGATATACCGAAATACCCGATAACCTACTGCAAAAACTCAAAGAAAATATACGCCTGATAGAACGGCACAACGACACTGAAATCAAAGATAATCAACACCTATATGATGTGGTATATCATAAAATCTATGAAAAACAGGAGCCCGGGCTGTACTCCGGTATTTCCTGCCTGAAGGACAAGATATATTTCGAAAAGGGGTATATTCACGCGGTAGCCGCGAAGTCCGGTACGGGGAAAAGCGCCTTTCTCTTACAGGTAGGGGATAATATCTCCCGGCAATACGGTCCGGTTTTATTCTACTCTATGGAATCTACCCGGGAGAGGCTGGCCACGCGACAGATTGCCAGATATTCTGCGGTTGCCCTTACGCGGCTCAATAAGTCTAGTTTTACCGGTCCTGATCAAGAAGAAAAAATCCTTGATGGAATTAATGAGCTGGTTAATAGCCGGTTGATACTAATAGACAACAGCGCTTTTCAGGAGGTTGAACGTCTGTGCGCCCATGCGGAGAGCTACGCCTTACAGCACGATGTTTCAGCGATTATGATTGATTTCCTTCAGCTTATGTCATCAAGGAAAAAGCATAACACACGCCACCACGAAATTAGTTATATAGTCAACCTATTTAAGCAACTGGCCAAGGACCTCGATGTCCCCGTGATCTATGCCTGCCAGCTACGGAAGGATGTGGTCGGTCGCCCCAATTTAGACGATTTAAAGGAATCCGGAGATATCAGGACCCTATCGGACAACATCTTATTTCTCTACGCGCCGAACGATGACATAACGATTTATCCGGTTGAGGCTTTCCTGGCGAAGGGCAAGGACCAGGAGCGATTCAGCCAGTGGTTAGAGTTTAACGGGAATTTTCAGAGGTTTAGCGAGGGTGAGAGGCCCGAAAAATCCTTAAAAAAAGATGTGAGTTTATGATATGGCAAACCCCCAGGTTGAAGATGGATACACGCCGATTGCGAATGAAATTGTTGACGCACTTATGAGGGTGAACCTATCAGGGGCAGAGATACAGGTAATATGGGCGATATTCAGAAAAACATACGGATTCCAGAAAAAAACGGATTGGATAGCCCTTTCTCAGTTCGCAAAAATGACAGGAATGGATCGTCGGGCTGTACATAGAACATTAAAGAAACTGTCATCTAAACAGATGACAGTCATCCAAACAGATGACAGAGGTCGGATAAGATATGGATTTAATAAGAATTATGAGCAATGGAGGGTGTCATCTAAACAGACGACAAGCCCAAAAGTGTCATCTAAACAGACGATAGAGGTGTCATCTAAACAGTCACCCACAAAAGAAAGTATTACAAAAGAAAGAAAGAATATAGTGAAAGTTCCCTATCAGGAGATTGTAGATTTATACCATGAGATCCTACCCGAACTACCGAGGGTAGTTAAAATATCAGAAACCCGAAAAAAGCATTTAAAGGCTCGATGGCTTGAATCGGAAAAGACACAGTCCCTTGAATGGTGGAGGGATTATTTTGAAATAATAAAAGAACGGCCTTTTTTGATGGGCGAGAATGATCGCAACTGGCAGGCTGATTTTGATTTTTTAATAACTGAGAGTAAGTTTTTAGCAATTCTAGGGGGGAAATATAAATGGCTAAAGGCATAAGCAATACCATAACTCAGGCGGCGCAAAAGACCGCGCCGCTGGTTAGGCGCACGTTAGCCACCAATAAAAAAGCCCCGCCGGAGCGGGGCGTGAGGAAAGATGAAAAATTACTCAGCTACATATGAGGAAGTTCGATGAATCATCGTGAGATTTTTGGGCGACCACCCTTTCTGCCGTTTTCTCTGCTTGCGGCGACCTTTCGCTCTGATTTTATTGATCCGAGCACGGCGGCGGCGGCGGACGCGGGAGATTTCACAGTTTCAATTTTCCACTCGTCCAGCCTGAATCTATGCTCCGTCGCATATGGTGGAACGGAAACGATGATTATCCCTCGTTCGCGTCCGATGAGGGTGCCTGAAATACGCTTGAAATCCCGAAACGGCGGGCGATTTGTTACTGTGACCTGCTGGCCTATCATAGAATTTGTCGGTCTCATATTGTACCTCCTAAACCATTTTCCTGATTCTCATTTTCATAGAATCCCACTCATACATAATTTCAGTAGGATCGGCATCCGGGAACTCATCTCGAATGGTTCGCAATGCACCCCGAGAAACCAAGGCATCAAGTTCAACCTGGGTTTTAATCCCCTCTGTCAATTCAGTGATTCGCTCTCTAATGGTCATTTTTATTACCTCCTCATTTATTGTTTGATTATAATATATAACCTATCGTTGGGTTTGTCAAGCATTATTTTCGTCTTTTTTCGCTTTTTTTTAATAAATCGTATTTTTATCAATAAATCAGATAGTTAAATGACAATTACTATGATTATACCAGGAAAACCTATCGCTAAAAGGCGCCCGCGTTTTTACCGTCGAGGCAAATTTGTAGGAACCTATAGCGACCAGGTTACAGAGGAAGGCCGGTGGCTGTTATCCGCGAGAGATCAAATAAAAGAAAAATTGTCGGGTGCGATATTTATAACAATTCTATTCGGGATGCCGATTCCAAAATCTCTGTCTAAGAAAAAACATCAAAAAATAATCAACCAACCCCACACTAAAAAACCAGATCTCGACAATCTTGTTAAATGGGTTCTGGATTGTCTTAATGGAGAAGCATGGGAAGACGACGCCAGTATATTTAAAATAAAAGCCGGGAAGTTTTATATGGAGGATCCGATAACGCGTATATTTATAACCAAGAAAGAGGATTTTCTCTCACATACTAACATAGTATCTACTGAGTAGTAGTATTATATATATTATTATATAGAGAGCAATGTATGAACCAGGATTCAGAAATATTAAACGGAATTCCAGAGATAATGGCGTTTTGGGATCCACATATGACAAAGGATTGTTTTTATCGAAACGTGAGACCATACCTTGACCCAATTCTATTTGAAAGAAAGTATGTGAATAGACGTAAGGTGCCTAAAGGTGGTGAAAAAGTGGATAGATATTATACCTATAAACACCTTCTGCTCTCATTTAAACTAAGATTTGAAAAAAGTAAAAAAAGTTAATTTTTGTGAAAATCATACCTTCTTAATCATACCTTCTTGATCATACCCCTTTTAGCCATACCTTCTTAACCAGATGTTGCTCTCTATTTATTTAATGATTTATAATAGTTACCAATATGGAAACAGTAACATCAGAAGAGCTGGCTGAAGATTTACTGAATCCTTTCAAGGATACTCTCATCAAAGGTGGAATAGATGATGATTTTTTGATCAGGCAGTTAAAGAGGGAATTCAGGGCTAAGGAACCGAAGATCATAAAAGTCAAAGGTGCGATTAACCCTGAGGACCTCCCGGCTGGTTTTAAAGTGATCGCGTCCACCGGAGTAATAGAGCACCGGAAAGAAGGGGATGAAGACGTTAGTTTTTACAGTGATGGCGAAACTATCGTCCAGTACAAAGTTCATCTAATCGGGACCAGCCAGAAAGCCAGGATGGATGCCCATAAGCTCCGCGGGGATTATCCTGCTGAGAAACATGACATATCCGGCGCTCTTCAAGTCATACCAAAATTAGGCGAGGCAGATCGGGAGTTATTAACCAATACAGCCAACAAGGTGGTAGATGCAATCCTTAACGAACACCGCAGAGATATTAAGTCCGGGAGCTGAAGAGGCTCTTTGCGCCTGTAATCCCTGGTATTGGGCTTATACAAGAGGGATTAAATTGGTGCCCGGGCCCTTTATCTTGAATCAACACGAATTTCAGGTCCGGCCAATGAGTATCAGGCCTCCGATTAAAGTGATCAAGAAAGGAACCCAGGGAACCTTCACCGAAGGCGAGGTCCTCAATACGCTTAACGGTATGATTTATGGCTATTATCCTAGTGGAGTATATTATCTTTTCCCTAACCGCGAGAAGGTTTCAGAGTTTTCCAAGTCCCGCTTTAGACCTCTCATCCAGGAAAATCCGGAGACAATAGGCCGATTCGTTCGAGATACCGACTCCGCTACCCTCAAACGGATCGGCTCCGGGTTTCTGTATTTCAGGTCTGGCCGGCTAGGTCAGGATCTGAAAAAGGAGATGAAGACCAGCTCGGCTCTTAAAGGCGATCCAGCAGACCATGCTGTGCATGACGAATACGATGAAATGCACCCTGGGATTGATGAGTTTGTCGCCGGCCGGCTTTCGAAATCTCCTATCCATACTAGATCCTACTTAGCGAATCCGACCTTACCGGATTACGGGATTGACCGAAAATTTCAGGACTCAGACCAGGAATATTGGCATGTCAAGTGCCAGCATTGCGGCTGGTATACCTGTCTGGACTTGGAGGAATATTGGGATCCAAATAAGGAGTGTGCCGTATTAAAGCGCCAGAAGGACGGCTCTGTTATCCGTGCATGTCGGCATTGTGGCCGGGAGCTGGATCCCCGGTTCGGTGAATGGGTGTCAGCCAGACCCATGGAGAAAGACATTATCGGTTTTACTATTGGCCACCCGTCTTATGGTTGGATTGATGTTAAATCACTCTTGAACCAATGGGAAAATCCAAATATTGACCGGGCGAATTTTATCCGGCTACGGCTTGGCCGGGCATATATCGAAGCGGAAAATCGATTGTCAGAGCAAGACATTTATGATTGCTGTGGCCTGGACGGGATCGCCTCTTCGGATCCCGGACCTTGCTTTATGGGTATTGACCAGGGCGGAGGCGAGCAGGATTTATTCCATATCGTAATTGGCAAAAAGCACCCTGCAGCGGATAAAGACGGAAAGATAGTCCATATCACCATTGAAAAGGGCTGGTCAGAGCTGGATGCCTTGATGCAAAGGTTTCATGTGGCACGATGCGTTATTGATGGGCTGCCAAACCAAAACGATGCCCGAAAGTTTGCTCATAGGTTCCCCGG